AGGATCTACGCAGTAAACTAACACTGACAGTACACGACAGTATTTGCGTAGACACACATCCTGATGAAGTAGATCAGGTAAATTCTATCCTAACCGAAGCAATGACAGGCGTTGGCGAAGAAGCTGAAAAGCGGTTTGGATATAAAACAATTGTACCCTTCGACATCGAAATAAGTGGAGGTGCAAACTGGTTAGATCAGGTAGAATATGCTTGATTAAGCCACCTAATTATCGTATAATGAACAACCAGATTGAGGACAACAGTTATGACTGAACTAATGACTAAAGAAAACAACTTATCGATTGAAGAACTAAGCGCACAACTAGGCGCGGTATCAACAGAATCAGGGCCAAGCATCCCTGAGTTGAAGATTAATTACGATGGCGAGAATGGTCCAATGGGCGCATTCTTTTTGAAAATGGGCAAAAACGGCAACTGCCAAGATAATGTCTATGCAACAGAAAACGTTAGGTTACGGGCGTTTAGTAGTCACGTACAATGGCAACATTGGGGCGATGACAATGAGCTTATAAATAAAAGTATTTTAGTACGAAATATGCGCGATGAAGCACGGGATCAACTAGGCGGTGTAAGATGCAGTCTACCTGAGTATGACGACTTCTGGGCGTTAAGTGAAGACGAACGAAAAGTACATGAAGGTAAAGATAAATATCGTATTGTTCGAGGACTAGTATCATACACAGGTAAGAAGCCTGATGGTACTGAAGTTACTATTGAGAACCAACCCTTTGTATACTCCGCAAGACGTAAAAACTACGGTAGTTTCTATAATGACATAGTTAGCAAAATGCCAAAAGGAGTTAACCTTTGGGACTTTGAAAACATCTTATCAAAAGAAACAAAAATAAATTCGTATAAAAAGAAATTCTATGTAATGCGTTTCTCACCGCAGTTTGGTTCTCCAATCCCATTAGATCAACTTACATACGACAGCCTATCTTATGTTAGTGAACTTATTAATAACGAAAATAAGCGCATTGAAGACATGTATAAGAATGCCATATCTGCAAAAGATGATGCAGAAGAAGCAGATCGTATCATGGACGCTGTAGATACTCTCTCTGAAGACATGCGCGTTTAATGGGTATTATCGAAAATATGAGTAACGAGGAGTACCACTCACAAGGTGGTATTTCTTCGAGCGCAGTAAAATCGGTATTTAAGAAGTCTCTGGCTCACTGGAAGGGTGAAAAACGGAGACAGACTACAGCTTTCTCTATGGGAAGTGCTGTTCACGCACTGTTACTTGAAGAAGACCGCGATCTAGTTATCAAAGGTCCGAAAACAAGACGCTCTAAAGGTTTCGAAGAGTTAGAAAACAGCGCGGGTGCAGATCAAGTAGTACTTACGGAAGTAGAATATCATGTAGCGAACCGTATGGCGAAAGAAACCCTTAACAATAAGATATGTAAGGACGCTCTTAGGCATAAAGATCGTAAAAATGAAGTTTCTATATTCACAGAATGTGAACGCACGGGGTTAGTGATCAAAACAAGACCAGATTTGTATATAGAGTCTGAAGGTACTGTCTATGATGTTAAGACTACTCAAGATGCAAGCCCTACTGGGTTCGCAAAGGAATGCTGGAAATACAGTTACGACATACAATCGGCATTTTATATATATACATGTAAATTGGCAGGTCTAAACGTTAACCAGTTTAAATTTATTGCAGTAGAGAAGTCTGCTCCCTACGCAAGCCATATGCACGTAGTTAGTCCAGAGCTTCTGGAGAACGCAACGGAAAGTATGCATCGTATCTTAGCTATAATTAAGGATGCTACTGATAAAGAAGATTTTGGTACAGGCTGGGGTGATTATAGCATTCTTGAACTCCCGAAGTGGCGATAAAAACCTCTAGTGCCAAAGCGAAGGGCAGACGACATCAGCAATGGGTAAGAGACAGAATACTAGCTCTCTTTCCTAAAGCACTCCTCCCAGATGATGTCAGAAGCACTTCAATGGGTTGTGGCGGTGAGGACATACAATTAAGTCCCGCCGCCCGCCGCCTATTTCCTTATTCAATAGAATGCAAAGCGTTTAAATCTTTCGCTATCTACAAGGTTATGGATCAAGCATCTGAGAACTGCCCTAAAGGTGCTGAACCTGTAGCAATTATCAAAGCCGACAGACACAAGCCATTAGCTGTAATGGACGCAGAACATTTCTTTAAACTTACAAAAAGAGGCAAGTAATGGAATTACCAATCAACAGCATGAGATTAAACATATTTTACGATCCTGATGATGGAAATATAAGTGTAAAATTGGAAGAAAACTTAAGCAGAACTTTAGTCGAGGACGAAGAAGGCTTTCTGCTAGATTTATGTGCTGGCCTCATATCAAAGCTACAAACCGAAACTGACTCTATTAGTTACCACGGTAGCCTACTTAGACAGGTATCTATGCTAGAAGACGAACTCTATGGAGAGGACGGAGACATAGAGTTTGAAGCTGATGAAGAGCTTGTAAAAGCCCTCAAAGAAAAACAAGATAATAATGTTCTTAACTTTAAAAAGAAGCTTCACTGATGGAGCCTGATTTAGTTAACAAACCACCGCACTACAACCGAGCAGGTATAGAATGCATCGATGCAATGGAAGCAATGGTAGAGGGTTCTGAAGTCTCCCCTCACGCCGCCTACTGTTGGCAGAACTCGTTCAAGTATCTTTGGAGATGGCCTTACAAAACAAAGCCTCTCGAAGACCTTAAAAAAGCACGTTGGTATTTAGATCGTTTAATTAAGGAGCTTGAGAAATGATTACCCAAGAAGACATTGATGCCTTTAAAGATATGCAAGAACCACCTGCACAAGTTGGCTTGCACGAAATGCCTAAAGATTGGGATCATCCCCACCCTACGGCACTACAGATGGTTACTGCTTTCGCAGAACGTATGGATCAGCCTCTTAATCAGCCGTGGGCTAAAGATGTTGAACTAGAAGAATTTCGTTGGAACCTCATCCAAGAAGAATACAACGAAGCTTCCGAAGAAAGCAGTAACCGTAATGATCCAGAGAATATGTTCAAAGAGTGTCTTGATATGCTCGTTGTCATTATCGGCTACTGCGCCACTTACGGGTGGGACGTAGACGAAGGTTTCCGCAGAGTACACGCCTCGAACATGAGCAAGCTAGGCTTAGATGGTAAACCCTTAAAAAACTCTTCAGGCAAAGTACTGAAGGGGCCAAATTATAAACCAGCAAATTTAGCAGACTTAGTGGAGACCAAGAATGAGCAGTAATTATTTACCTAGTGACTATCAAACCTTTATAGCAACGAGCCGCTATGCAAGATGGCTTGATAAGGAAGGTCGCAGGGAAACATGGGGCGAGACCGTATCCCGTTATATGGAAAATATCGTGATGCCTTTGACAGGCGACGACAGCCATATAAAAAGCATTGAAGACGCAATCCTAAACTTAGAAGTTATGCCTTCTATGAGGTCACTTATGACTGCGGGTCCAGCTGCGGCGCGTGACAATACTTGTATGTACAATTGTAGCTACCTAGCCGTAGATCACCCTGTAGCCTTCGATGAGGCTATGTTCGTTCTGCTTTGTGGAACTGGGGTTGGCTTCAGTGTAGAGCGCCAGTTCATCGAGAAACTTCCTGAAGTCCCTACTCTCTTTGATAGCGGTACTATTGTTATGGTCAAGGACAGTAAGGAAGGTTGGGCTAAGGCTTTCAGACAAATTTTGGCTCTCCTATGGGCTGGTGAAATTCCTAAATGGAATGTTGATAAGGTTAGACCTGCGGGTGCAAGACTTAAGACGTTTGGTGGTAGAGCATCAGGACCAGCACCGTTGGTTGATTTGTTTAACTTTGCGGTGACAACTTTTAAAGAAGCTCAAGGTCGTAAACTTTCATCAATCGAATGCCATGACCTTATGTGTAAGATCGGAGAAATAGTTGTAGTTGGTGGAGTACGCCGTTCAGCTATGATCTCTCTTTCTAATTTATCAGATGATCGAATGCGTCATGCTAAAAGTGGTAAGTGGTGGGATGAACCTGAGCAAAATATATATCGCTTTGGTTATCGTGGGATGGCTAACAACTCAGTAAGTTATTCTGAGAAGCCTGACAGTATGTCCTTTATGCGTGAATGGATGGCTCTTGTAGAGAGTGGCTCTGGTGAGCGTGGTATCTTCAACAGACAGGCCGCTAAGAAGCAAGCCGCTAAGAATGGTCGACGTGATCCAAATTATGACTTCGGGACAAATCCATGTTCGGAAATAATTTTACGATCCGGGCAAGTGTGCAATTTAACGGAGTGCGTAGTTAGAGCAACCGACACTTTAGAGGACTTAGAACGTAAGGTTAGGTTAGCTACTATCCTTGGAACAATACAATCAACTTACACCAAATTCCCATACTTAAGAAAGATGTGGGAGAACAACACGGCTGAAGAAAGACTTCTTGGTGTGTCTTTAACAGGCATTATGGATAATCCCTTAATGACCCGTGCCAATAATGGCCTAGCCCAAACATTGGAGCATCTTAAAAATGTCGCTATCTCTACTAACGCTAAATGGTCTAAGCGCCTTGGTATCCCTATTTCTACTGCTATCACTTGTGTCAAACCATCTGGTACTGTCTCCCAGCTTGTTGACTCTGCTAGTGGCATTCACGCTCGTCACAGCCCTTATTACATTCGCACGGTGCGTGGGGACAATAAAGACCCGCTAACGCAGTTTATGATATCCCAAGGTGTTCCTTCTGAGCCAGAAGCTTTTAAGCCCGATCAAACGACTGTCTTTAGCTTTCCTATCAAGTCGCCTGAAGGAGCGGTCTGCACTTCTGATATGACTGCTATTGAACAACTTGAGATGTGGCTTATGTATCAACGTCATTGGTGTGAGCATAAACCCAGTGTCACTATTAACGTAAGGAAAGACGAATGGTTTGATGTCGGGGCTTTTGTCTACAAGAACTTTGACGAAATGTCTGGTGTTAGTTTCTTGCCTTATAATGAACATACTTATCAGCAAGCGCCTTATCAAGAATGTGACAAGATTAAACCTGTCTATAAGGTAGATAAAGATGGGAATACTACGGATGAAATTAAAATTCATAGCTTTGAAACCTTGTCTGCATTGATGCCTGATAGCATTGATTGGGCGAAGTTAGCGGAGTATGAAAAAGAAGATCATACGTCTGGTAGCCAATCTTTAGCTTGCTCTGGAGATAGCTGTGAGCTTGTAGATATATCTGCATAATCCCTATATTTTTATATAAAAAAGCCCACAGATCGCTTGACCTGCGGGCGCATATAAACTAAATTAATACTTGAATGGGGCTAATGATTGGTCGCCTCGTTCGTTGGTTGGAAACCCCTGCTTTGGTTGGCGGGGGTTTCTTTTTATTGAAGGTTCAAGTCCATCATTTGTTGATCGACTGCCACTGTAGGTTGTTCGTCTTCTACTAAACTTTCACTGAAAGCACTTGAACTAGAGATAGGTGCTTTAGAAGCTGTAGACGCAATACTTGAACCTGTTGCTTTGACACTACCTGCGGTGATATCTTTAAGAACTTTAAATGTAGCTTGCCCTTTACTTAGGCCTTTGAAGTCGGCTCCATATTTAACAAAAAACTCTTTTACTCCGTCCAGTACACCAAATCGAATGTTAGGATTTTCGTTCATCAACTTTAATAGAGTACGGGGTTGAAGCATTAAAGTTTTCATGGACTCTAACTTATTACCTACAGGTAATCCTGATACTAGCTTTTTAAACATAGCAGAACCAATAGCTGCAGATTGTAGCTGAGAACCTTCACCGATACCAAACATAGAACCAAAGTTAGCGCCCAATACTCTAGCTGCGTTTGAAACTATATCGCTGGTTTGCTGAACGGTTTCTTGTAGCTGTTTAGGAGTCATGGTGCTTCGTTGAATACGCAAGCCTTCTGCAATTAAATCACCTACAGCTTCTGTCTCTTCTTTACTAATAACACCTTGCTGTTGCATTACATCTAAAA